TAGGCACACTATCTAATACCAGTAAAATGCCTGCATTTTCATTTGGTATATCTGCATTTAAATGCAAGGTAGGTGCAAAGCTAGCACAAATCAAAGGCACAACTTGTTATGGTTGTTATGCACTTAAAGGTTTTTACCGTATGCCTAGCACTGTAAAATCTCATGCTAAACGCTATGATGCCATGACGATTCCAGAATGGACTGACGCTATGACCATGCTTATCAAACTTAAGTATAAAAATATACCAAAGAAAGATAGATATCATAGATGGTTTGATTCTGGTGATATACCTAGCATTGAAGTACTCAACAATATTATACAGGTGTGCAGAAACACACCTGATATAAAACATTGGATACCTACACGTGAGTACAGTACACTAGCTAATATTGATGTTGATTCTTTACCTAAGAATCTAATCATTAGAGCAAGTGCTGTCAAAGTAAATGGTAATCCACCTAAGTTTTGGAAGTGGACATCAACTGTTCATACTCCAGAAGCAAAGGTAAAAGGTAGACCTTGCCCAGCATTGAAACAAGATGGTGAATGCCGTGATTGTAGGGCATGTTGGAAGAAGTCTATCAAGAATATTTCATATGAACAACACTAACTGAAAGGAGAACATATGGAAAACCCTGAACTAAGAACACTAAAAAAAATGTTAGTGGACGCACACACTCACATGAGATCAAGAAAGCAGAAGAACACACCAACCTTTGGTGTTGAAATGTATTTGCTTGAATGTATAATACAATGTAATTCTGCATTAAACTTTAACAAAAAGGTAACAGAATGATGGATTCAGATACAATAAAAAAAGCCACACAATTACGTAAGGCACATCTTAACTTAGCACAGTATGCACTTGAAAGAGGTTGCTCTATCACAGTACATTATGGTGACATCGAAGATGGTGAGTTAGCAAAATCAACTGACTTCAATGAAATAAAAGAAGCATCCGAAGCATGTGATGAAAGTTATATGTTGATATATAATCGTGAAGGAAAAAAGCTAGGTTGGGCATGGGTTGTCTTTGGAAATGAAGATGATGAACTCGTTGCTGACTATAGTGTAAGTCCATTCATGGATGAATGGTGGGATACATTTCATAAAATGTATGAGGAAACACAATGAGTAAACCACAAGTAAAACTTGCGTTTGGTCAAATGTTTAGCCCTGAAATAAAAACCTACGTCTTTGAAACGGAAGAACAAAAAGCTTTCTTTCTCAAAGGCGTAGAAGCTGGGGTAGGTTGGCTAGAGTATAGACCTATTATAGAGGAAAGTGATGGCGATTAAATTTGAACCTGGAGTAGACGCACCAAGATGGAAAGATAGGGAAGCATGGGATGAGTGGTTTAAATCTTTTATAGAGTATCATAAAAAAGATAAACGACTTAACACCTATGACCTTGTCTTTCCTGTTGTTGTAGATTTAATAAAAGAAAAAGAAAAAATAAAACCAAGAGTTTTGATAAGGCTAGTCAAAGAAAAAATGCCTGATTTAAAAGGTAGCCAGATTAGTAGGGCTATCAAGAAAATGTTATCTTATAGTGTACTTGACTATGAGGTAAAAAAATCTTATAAAAAAATAATCAAAGGACATTACTGGAAAAGTCATGTCAGATAAGGAGGACATATGAGTGAGCCAAATGAACCATTAAAAATTACAGGTTGGAATTTACAAATAACTTGGAGCGATGGTAAGTCAGAAACAATAATTAATTTACCTAATGATTTATCACAAGGTCTTGATGATTATTTCAGTGATCTTGAAACTGAATTAGCACATGATCACGCTATGAAACATAGTGATACATATGTAAACAAAAGGGATGTTTAACTTGACACAAACTATTTATTATGCTAGGACTTAAATCATGAAAATAAAAGCAAGAGTAATAGCACTAGGCTATATGGGTGATACATTCTTTGAAACGAAACCATTTGCAGAATTATCTGATGATAATAAAATACAAGAAGCAAACAAGATAGTTAGAGAAGAAGTATTAAAACGAATACTAGATATGAAATTTACTCCATCTGGTACTCGTAAAGAACTAAAACAGATAACATGGGAAATACTTTAATGGGATATAATGAACAGTTAAGAATATTGCATTCGTATCTAATACCACCTGATACTACAATGCGATTAGACTGTCCCTTCTGCAATCATAAAAATACATTAAGCATTACCAATGATGACAACAGATTAAGTTGGCATTGTTTTCATGCTTCATGCGAAGCAAAAGGCACAGAGAAAAAAAGAATGAGCATGGCTACAATAAAAAAAATATTTTTATCCGAGCCAATAACCGAAGACGATAAATTTACGATACCAAAACATTTCAAATCTATTTACTCAAATGAAAAGGCAATGAAATACTTACAGAAAAACAATTGCTGGGAAGCATATGTTTGGAGAAGAGCCGATATTAAATATGATGTAAAGCAAGACCGAGTTGCATTTATGATTAAAGAATATGATAATGTACGAGGTGCTGTTGGTAGAGCATTATCAAAAGATACACAACCAAAATGGTTTATGTATGGAAATAAAAATGTACCATTTAAATGTGGAGATTATGATGACGCAGTTCTTGTTGAAGATTGTGCAAGTGCATGTGCAGTATCAAATGAACTAACAGGTATTGCACTCATGGGTACAAGTTATAATGATTCCTTTGATAAACATCTTAAACAATATAAAAAAATATTTGTCGCATTAGATCGTGATGCTACGACTAAAGCATTTGACATATGTAATAAATTAAGATACAGGGGATTTGAAAATGTTCACGTTAAAATACTTGAAGATGATTTAAAATATTATGAAACAGAAAAGATAAGGAGTATATTCTATGGATAATTTTGAAATATTTTTATTGTCAGGTGCAGCAATCTACCTACTATCAATTGTAACATACTTATATGGAATATAATACATGATTGAAAAACAAATAATAAAACTCTTACTAGAAAAGGACTTCTACAATAAATACAAAGGGCAGATTGCTTCGTCTGTATTTGATGGTAACTTTGGTTCTCTATTTACAACAATACAAAAAGCACATGATGACTACGAAGAAGATATAAGTTTAGATGATTTGTATTCTTTACATACTGCAAAGTATAATCCAGCATTAACAACAGCAATGAAAGTTGCAATCAGTGAATTGATTGAAGATATTAGAGAAGCAGAAAAACCTAATACTAAAATTGCAGAGGACATAATTCAGATACTAAAAGAACGTGATGTGGCTCAGAGAGTTGCGATTGAGGCTACAGAAATATTCAATGGTGCACCAGCAAACTTTTCTAATATAAAAAAATTTATAGATGATTTTGAAAACCAAAAACCTGTAGAGCAAGTTGATGCTGTTACAGATAACATTGGTGAATTAATTAATCAACTACAAGTTACAACTAAATGGAAATTTAATTTGCAAGTATTGCGAGATAACGTGGGCGGAATTGGTCCAGGAAATTTTATGATTGCATTTGCTAGACCCGAAACAGGTAAGACAGCATTTTGGGTTAGCCTTGTAGCTGGTGAAGATGGATTTGCCCAACAGGGTGCAAAGGTACATGCGTTTATAAACGAAGAGCCTGCAGTACGTACACAGATGAGAGCAATAAATTGTTGGACAGGATTTACTAAACAAGAAATTGTAGATAATATCAAAGAGTCACATGAATTATGGAGTGAGATAAAAGATAATATTAAAATGTTAGATGTAGTAAATTGGTCAATGGAAGATATGGATGCTCATTGTGAGCAACATAAACCAGATATTATTATTGTAGACCAGCTTGATAAAGTAAATGTAAAAGGTACGTTTGCTAGAACAGATGAAAAACTACGAGCAATATATACAAGTGCAAGAGAGATAGCAAAGAAACATCAGTGTGCTGTTATTGCAATTTCGCAAGCATCAGCTGATGCACACAATCGTATGCAAGTATCTTTTGATATGATGGAAAATTCTAAAACAGGAAAAGCTGCGGAAGCAGATTTGATTATAGGCATAGGTAAACACCAAATATCTGCAGAGGATCCTGATTTAGATAGATCACTGTGCATAAGTAAAAATAAAATTACAGGGTTTCATGGTGAGCCCGTTGTAAGAATCAACAAACAAATTAGTAGGTATACTGATTAGAAAGGAACATATGATAACTACATTAGACTTAGAAACTTCTTTTAGAAAAGACAAAGAGTCAGGTAGAATAGACCCATTACCATTTAACCCAGATAATATTTTAGTTAGCTGTGGTATGCATTCTGAATATGGAGAGGAATATTATTTCTTAAATCATTCAGAGCATGTAAGTAAAGGGGGTGCGGCAAGAATACAAGAAGTATTAGATGAAACTACATTACTCGTGGGTCATAATATTAAATTTGATTTAGCATGGTTACTTGAATCTGGATTTAAATATGATGGCAGAATATATGACACAATGATTGCTGAGTATGTATTAGCAAGAGGCATTAAAAAAAGTTTATCATTAGACCAATGCTGTAGAAGAAGAAAAATTGGTATGAAAGATGACAAGATAAAAGATTACACAGATCGTGGCGTATCCTTTGAAAATATACCAGCAGATGTTGTAGAAGAATATGGTAAACAAGATGTTAGAATTACTCGTAGTCTTTTTGATGCACACATGGCAGACTTTAGATTAGAAAAAAATAGAGGTCTACTTACTACTGTAAAAATGATGAATGAGTTTACAGTTGTATTAACTGACATGGAACGTAATGGTATACATGTAGACAAAGATGCATTAGCCGATGTTGAGAAACAATATAGAGCAGAGTATGCATACTTGCGTGGGGAAATAGAAAAAACTATTTATGATAAGATGGGTGATACTAAAATTAATCCTAACAGTACAGAACAATTATCTTGGTTAATCTATTCTAAAAAAGTAAAAGATAAGGAGAGGTGGAGATCATTGTTTAATATTGGAGTTGATAAAACTACAAAGAAACAAAAGAGAAGACCACAAATGGCAGCTTCTCAGATTGCAAGACTCATAAAAGAAAATACAGAAGTTATACATAAAACTTCATCCTCACAATGTACAAGTTGTATAGGTAAAGGCGTAATTAAAAAATTAAAAAAAGATGGCAGTCCATATAAGAATTATACAAAATGTTCTGAGTGTAATGGTGAGGGTGTTGTATATTCTAGCTTAGGTAAAGTCGCAGGATTCAATCAAAAACCCAAAAGTATTTATGATATGGCAGATGGTGGATTTAAAACTGATAGAGTTACACTTGCAAAGATGGCGGCTCGTTCTGAAGGAGAGTTAAAAAATTTCATTGAATGTATTATGAGATACAATGCAATAGATACTTATCTATCTACATTTGTAAATGGTATAAAAGAATTTACAAACGAGAAAGGATTACTTCATCCTAAATTTATGCAAGCAGTTACATCTACAGGTAGACTATCTAGCAGAGACCCAAACTTTCAAAACCAACCTAGAGCAAAAACATTTCCAATACGAGGTGTAATTAAATCT